TTATTCCTGTCTTTCAGTTATTGCTTTATATACTTCTGCTTCAAATGTTGCAACATCTGCATCGCACGCTTTCTTATTTGCGATATAGCCTTTAACATTAACAACTGTCTTACTTACCGTTGGCTGTCCCTGCTGTGGTATGTTTGCATACATATTAACAACATTTGTCTCGCTTTCATCTACCTTTGCTGTTATAGATGCATTTAATGTTACATTTTTCTGTATTTCCATAATTCACCTCTTTCTACCGCTGTGCGGATTTATTATTGCCCTGTACCCCATCCAACATCATTATTAAATAGTGCCTGTACAGAGTACGTTATTGTCTTTTTTCCATTCTTTGTGCTTCCACCTATTCCCGATAGCGTATGTGCTTCGTTGTCACTAAAATACCATACATATGTCGCCCCTGCTGATAATTCTATTGCATTTGTCGTCTCTAATCTATGTTGATTTTCTGTTACGCAATATCCGTCCAAATACAATCCACATTTTATTGTGCCATAATCACTTGTATCATCTGTCCATATGCTTACATTTGCGATTATTAAACATGGCCCATGGAATGTTCTTATAAATAACGTTGTATTTAAGTTGTTTTCATATGTTTCCCACCTGTAATTCGGCTGATACGTTGTGTAAGGCGTTGAAAAGCTTCTGCAATACAAATCTCCTTCGCTTGTTACATAGAATGTCGCTATTCCATTTTTTTGAACTGAATATACCCATGCATCTTCTCTTGTGTTTCCTACAACATAGTCTGGATTTTGTAGATAAGCTGTATACACTTTGTCTGCTGTCTCACAATATATTGCTTTACTATCTACATTCCATTCGCCAAGCTTTGCATTGACAGTTTGAAGATATCCGGTGTTAGAAATTTTTGTACCCGAACTATCCAGAGAAAAAGTATTACCTCTGATATTAACACTCTTGTTGCCACTAATATTAATAGAACCGCCAGCAGTTAAGTTAATATCGTCTGCAATTGCTTCAATGCAGCTCTTTAATGCTCCTGTATCTGTTTTTGCTATATATGCACTCAGGCTTGCCGTTGTTGCATAATTGTTAAATTTAGCATTAACATCTTCTGGTGCCGGTGAATAGTCTGTAGCTTTTGTACCTTTCTCTATTTTTAGCTTATCTGTATCTACATGTGCATAACTAAATCTCATGTACGCCGCGCCTGTTGGAATCGGTAATGAATATCTTGCAGAAGTATTATTGCCAGCAACACCACTGATAAATTTCTTATTGCTATCGTAGAAGCATGTGGCTGGGGCATTTCCTAGATTAGTCCATCCACTTGCTATATAATGTGTCCACTGTGATACATCAATGTAGTCCGTTAAATCCCAGTAATTCCCACCAGCTGTTATTGTGCCAGTGGCTGTTATATACTTATTAGTGGTTGCAGTACTCTTTATGAACCTATTAACTCCACCGATTTGAAGATTATTTATATCGTTTTTAGTTGCATAGGTTGCTGATACTTCCAGCTTAATACTGTTACTTTCAGCACTAACAGCTTGCGTAATCGCGTTATTCATCTGTACAGTTGTAGAGTAATGGTCTGTTATATTGTCCTCTATGGTTTGACACCAATCCTGGGCCGCACTGGCTTTATCATCAACATTATTTATGTTGTCTCCAAGCCAGTCTATTTCTTTTGCGTATTCTGTTTTAGTTACATAGGTTGCTGAAATAGACTGCTTTATGCCACTTAAATCTGCCGTTAATGTTGTTACTCTATTATTAATTTCAGTAACTGTACTATTATCCGCTTTTTTGCTTATTGCTGTCGTGTTACTGTTAACCGTGGCTTTAAGACTTGCAAGCGATTGATTCAGCGTTGTGTACTGATTGCTTACCGTTGTTATTTTACCTTCTACAGAAGAGATATTCGCGTCAATATCCTCTGGTGCTGGTGTCCAGTCTGTAGCTTTGTTGCCCGATTCTATTTTAATATCCCAGAAGCTTGTAACTTTGCTATAACCGTTGATTCTTATTTCACAATTCTGAGTTGCTGATGTATGAACAAATGTCCATGTATATCGTCCCGATGTTTTACCATCTCCACAAAATACTCTGTGAAATCCATCTCCTAAACCATGAAGCCATATCGTTGCTTTGCCAGTTTGACCACCATGCCCTGTAGCCCATACGGAATCGCTAACCGCTTGCAAAGTATATGTTTTACCATTTTCAAGATATACTTTTCCACCAATATATGCATATGCATCTGCTGCATTTGTACTTTTTGCTGGATTAGCTTTAGTCCAACCTGCGGAACCAGTTAACAGGTTTCTTCCACCAATCTGCAGATTAGTTACAGCTGTCGTTATATCCTGTTGCCACACTTTAGAACTTATCTGCCCCTGTACAGTAGATAACTGTGTTCCCTGTGAAGATACTGTATTAGTTACCGTCTGCAATGAGGAATAAAGATTGTTCAGGTCTGTCGCAAGCTGTGGGGCGGATGCTGTAACGCTGCCATCTGTCCACTGTATATAGTCTCTCATCCAGTAATATCTTCCTGCAACCCATGAAGGTCTTGTATTACTCCACGAACCACCACTTTGAGTTGTGTTTGAAGTAGACAGATAATATTGCGGAGTAATTGCAGAAACTCCTTTTCCTGTTGCTCCAGTTGCGCCTTTTAAATCTTCCTTAGCCGGACACCAATCCGTTGATTTATTTCCTTTTTCAAGTTTTAAGCCAACAATCTGATATCGTATATTAGTCTGATTTGATTTATTAAGCTGAATATATGTGTATGTCGCTTTAGTATTATCGTCGGCTGGCATATCATTAGCTGTCTGAAATCTAAGTTCAAAAAAATGTGATTTCCCATCGTTTAAAATTTGAACTGCATCCGTTGTAATAATATCTAATGGATTTGCATAACTTTTGCCATCTATTGAAAAAGAAATGAAAGTATGCTTTTTCCCATTGTATATAAAAAAGTTACTGCATGTTTTACTGAGAATTGTGACATACCCACTCATAACATATTGAGTAGATGACTCATAACAATTAACAGAATCGATTTTAATGCCAGCATTTACATTAGTTCCTTCGCATATTACTTTGCCATTCTTTATATACTCACTTTTATCAATTTCTGACGCAAATGCTTCAATATAATCATATTTAATCAAATTCCAACTGAAGTTCTTTCCATCAGCGCCTTTAAATTCTCCGGCATTAGCACGATTTATAACACTTTGTGCTTTTGTGTCTGCTGAATTTGCTGTAGAAAGAGCCGTACCTGCATTTTGTTCTGCCTTATTTGCAGCTGTAACTGCTGTGTCTGTTTTAGTAGTTATTGATTTAAAAGAAACATCAAGTGTCTGTTTATCACTATCAACATATATCTTGCTGCTTTTAAGCGTATGGCTTCCATCTTTGTTTATCACCTCAAACAAGCTTCCTATATCCAGTTTTTCAGCGGATATATCAGCGTCCTGAGATACCATATCATTTCGGATAATCTCTCTTTGGATGCCTTTTGCTGTAAGCCCTAGCGCGTCAAACAGCAGGTTACCTTTCTTATCCCACACATACATGTTGTAATCAGCATTTGCATCTTTTCCAATCTGAACTCGTGTGCGTGTTCCATCGCTGATTACAATTGTGTTGTCTTTCCAACGTGACAATCCGCTTTCACTGTGTATATTCACGCTTGTAGTGTTTACATCAAGTGATGTTATCTTTTTTGCATCAATGCTTTCTATCATTGCGCTTTTTATCTGTGCATCACCTATAAGGCTTATAACTGAATTGGAAAACTCTGTCGTAAGACTTCCACCACTTGCAGAACCAAACATAAGAGTATTTACTTTCTCTACCCCAACAGTCAGGTCATTAACCTTTCCTGTTATTGCAGTAAAATCATTCGCCTTAAACTGTTCAAATTCTCCGGAAACACCTTTAAGGCTTTCTATCGTTGCGTATTTAATCTCCGCAATATTAGATTTCAAATAATTATTCCGGATATTCTCTAGTTCATTATTTATAGCTACTACCGTTTCTGCCTGTACAGTATTAGCCTTAACCCATTCTGCATCTACCTTTTTAGCAACCAGTTCCTTAGTAAGCATCATTTCCGCATATGTTCGTTCTGCAAGCTTAGTAGATGGTCCTTTATAATCTGTCTCTGTTTCAGTTTCTGTTTTGCCATAAGCTGTAATAGTCATAGCAAGACCGCCATCATATTCCTGTGTTATATTCATAACCGGAATCTTATAAGTCTCCCCTGTTTCTTCAACAGTTACAATATCCCATGGATCCAGTCGAATATCTCCTAGCGTCTTTAAGCTTGCGCCTCTATACGCAAATCCTCTTACTTTCTTGTATACAGAGTTAAGCTTTTCTTCTGTTGTAAGTGGATTATCAAATGTTATTCCCAAAGTTCCACTTCCTACTGTAAAAGAAGTATTACTGTCAACATTACATGTAAGATAATCTAAATGGTAATCACTCTCATTCTTTTCAAATGTCATTATTCGTGATTCATTTATCGTATAGCCATTATCCTCATACCACTTAATAACAATTGTTCCAGTTCTGTCTACGCAAGCAAAACCTCCAGCTAAAGAAGCGATATATCCGATAACCTCACGATAGGTATATCCTACCGGTGCAGTATCAATAGTTATTCCATTCAAGCCAGATACATTACAGGGAACGCCACATCCAGTACTTATCTCTTTTAAAACAGATTCTGCACTTGCAGGATATGTCAATTCAGATACATATACACCTGTGGTCTTCATCATTCTGTCGTAAGCCGTAAATGTTGTGGTTGCCTGGTCAAGCGTTGGATGTTCTGCAGTAAAAAAGCCAAGTGGAATATACTCATACTTTCCGCTTGGCAGTTTCAATCCTATCTCTATAGGTATCTCTGTGTTTTCAAACAACTCATTTATTCTTTTTACTGTCAGTTCTATCTTAGCTGCAACAGCCGAACCTATCTGTATACCCTCATCAGATGTGGAAGCGGTCTCATAGCTCATCTTTTTAAAGCCAGCGTCAATCCACTTACCATTTATCTTTAATCGTAAGTTAAATGTTCGCGATGGTGATCTAATCGTTGTCGCAAATTGCTCTGATACATTATTATACATAGGCTTAATCCTCGATCATAAATTCAATGGCTGCAATATCCTCTAATGTTGTTCCATCGTATCTGCTGTCAGAATCACATACAGATATGTCTTCCATCTTAATCATATGTACATCAACATCCGTTTCCATGTTGTACATCTCATCAATTTCTTTTACAACTTCCTGCTCTTTACCTTCTGGGAACTGGTAAGAATCTCCATTCATGACAGCATTCCCATTTTCATCTTTAAGCACATTATTCTGTATTACTTCTGTTCGCTGTGCTACAAAAATATCTACTTCTCCTAACAATGTCTTAAGATTCTTTGCGATCGCATAGTTTACCTTTACAGGCCAATGCTTTCTTAATCCCTGCAAATTCTTAAGCATTGTTGCACTATTATCAATCTGTTTAATAGTCATTGTCTTTTTCATGTTCTGCTCCTTACTGCTGTATTATAGATACACTGGCACTTCTGTAATAATAGTTACCGTCCCCTATATAACCCAGCACCTCTTTACTTAATGTACCTCTATAGCTTGTTATTGTTATATCCTGTCCATCATCATGGAATGTTATCGGGAAGAATCCGGCGATGAGTTTGTTCTTAATAAGTGCCATCTCATCTTCCTTCAATATTCCCCAATTAATAGATAAGGTCTTCTTTTCAGCGACAACATCACCCAACATTGTTCCGTCAAGTGCTCGTCCTGTAGAAGAAGACCATATAATCTCATCATCCACTTTGATGGACACAGGAGCCGGAAGCTCCTGATTGTCACATCTTAGTATCAATTCATCACATCCTTAATGTATAATCTCACATTTTCCTGTCTGCTTTGTATGCTCGTTAATCTTATCAACCACATATTTTTTTAGGCTCTTTCCATCTAGCTGTATATCAAGGTCCAGTGTTTCAAGTATCTTAAGTATCTGCTTAAGAATACTTATAGCCTCTGCCAATAACTCTGCACTAGATGCCATAGCTGCTGCCTTCTGTGCCATATCAAGTAATTTATCCTCAGGTGCAACAACTTCACCCTGATGTCTGTTATCGCCAATCATGGCAAGCTGTGGAGTGTTTGGCTTAACGTATCCGCCTTGTGCAAGGTATGGAATACTGCCAAATCCAACCTGTGGTAAATCAAACCCGAAATGGTCACCACCTATACCAGGTACCCAGTTTGGAACTTTAAAGCTTAGTTTATTTATACCTTTTACAACAGCATTAATTCCCCTCTGCATTCCTGATAGTAATCCATTAATTAAGCCAATCACCATATTAATAGGACCTTTTGCAATATCAGCAATTCCGCTAAATATGCCATCAAAAGCCGTAACTATACCATTCCAGGCACCTTCCCAATCGCCAGAAAAAACACCCTTAATAAACTGTATAACTCCTTTAAACACAGTAATTGTATCGTTCATTAAATCAGCTATGGTTCCAACGACAACTCCAACCTTATTCCCTATAGAATCAAATATAGCTATAAATATTGGTCCTAATAGTTCAGATAAAAATCCAACTACAGGTGCAATAAAGTTGTTATATATTGTCGTAGCACATGTAACCACTTCACCGACAAAATCAAGAAAATTAGCAAGTAATGGCTGTAAATGTTCACTCCATACTCTATCAATTACATCTAAAGCATTCTCCCAGACTGGCTGAAGCATATTATTCCAAATGTCTAAGAATACATCTCCGGTAGTCTTAACAGCCGCTTTTATCCCAGTAAATATCGGCTCTCCCCATTCGTTCCATGCCCCTGCCATTGTATTAACCAAGCCAATCCATACATTTGATATAGATTCAATGGCTGGACTTACACCTTCGCTCCATAAAGAATTCCAAGATGCTTTAAATGTATCAAATATTGTTCCATTTAAAGATAACGTCTGGGATGCAAAATCCGTCAGCATTGGTAATCCAACAGAAACAAAATTTGCAAGTATAGGATATGCTGCTTTATTCCATACATCCGAAAAGACTGTATTAAAGCTATCAAATAATCCATTTAATATACTGCCATTAGTGTCGACCCATGTTACAAGATAATTTGTAAATGGACCATTAAAATAATTTAACAACGGCGGTCCTAATGCTTTTATATCGTTAAACGCACTTGTTAGGTTTTTCTTGGCTGTATCTGTATTTTTTGTAAGTCCATCCCATATTTTTGACATAGATGGAGAAAATGTCGATACACTCCATTTGCGGAGTTTATCTAATTCTTTCTTTGCCTTATTTACAAAATCACTAATTGCAGATGTTGCATTAGATGTACTTCCACTCACATCTGGTACAAGGTCAACACTTCCGATTCCTGAAGATGTTCCACCTGTACTACCGCTTGAATCAGAACTATCATCTGTTGGCTCTGTCAGCTTATTTATCTGGTCAAAGCCTGCAAGCGACTTTTCTATGTCTTTAGCAGTCTTCTTGGCTGCACTTCCTATATCACCTACATTATCCGCTGCGCTAGATGCATCATCTCCTATACCAGCTATATCCGAACTTATCGAACCCATAGAGGTTGATACATCTGCTCCTGTGAGCATTTGCACAAAGCTGGAAAAGCCATCCGCAACCTTCTGTAATCCTGCCAGCAAGTTGTTAAAGCCACGCAGAATAGGTGTAAACAATGCTATGAAGCCTTTACCAAGACTAGCCTTTAACTGCTGAAACCTTAATGTAAGTATTCTTGTCTGATTCGCCCAGGAATCCTGTGTCTTAACAAAATCACCAGTGGCATTGGACAGTGCACTAGTAACATATTGATAACGAAGCATTACTTTTTCCTGCTCTGTCATCTTAGCCGTAGTCTTACCAAAACCATTATTAAGTGCATACTGGTCTAAGTTCGTCTGAGTCATTACTACGCCCAGGTCCTTAAGTGTCTCAGTCTCGCCAGTCCAGATGGATTTCAGCTTTGTATATGCTTCATCTGTGCTCAAATTGTAAAATGATGCAACATCACCTGTTAATCCGGTAACATCTTCTGCCATATCAAGTGCAGCCTGTCCTGTAATACCCATTGCATTACTCATCTGGCCAAATACACCCATGTACTTCTTAGCAGATAATTCAGATAGTCCAAAGTTAGTCATGGCGTTAGAAGCCCACTGATCTGCCTGTCCACTTAAGTCCTTAAATGCCGTATCTACAACATTCTGTACTTCTGTAACATTAGAACCAACTTCTATGCAGTCTTTCGTAAACTTAGTAAAAGCTGCTATACTTAATCCAGCAGCTATTTTCTTTCCCATACCAGAAAAGATGGATGTTGCCTGCTTTGCTGCCTTATTGGAAGCACCTGTAAGCTGATTAACTATCTGTGAACTGTCTATGCCAAGTTCCAGAGCTATCTGTCCTACTACATCCGACATACTCCCTCCTTTCCGGCATTTAAAAAGACCACTTTCTACTTAGAGAAAGCGGTCTTAGCCCAATTTTGGAAGTCACTCCAATACTTATTGTAATTTGCAGGATCTTCCATTAATTTTCTATTCCTTCTTAATATCCAGTCATTGCGGATTTTCTTCTGTTCCTTCGTGAACTCCTTTATAACCTTAGAATCTTTTTCTGCTCTGATTCCTACAATTCTCCCAAGTGGTGTTTCAGGCATTATTCCTGACAATAAAGAACAGAATTCAGCCCATGACATATCATCTTCTGTTCGCAATCGTATGCCATACTGGGACAGGAAGCTGGCTTCTATCAGTTCCCAATCATCCCATATATCATAATATACCTCATTATGCTGAGGGTGTCTGCTCCTCGCCGTACGTTCCCATAGCAACCTGCATGATTGTATTATACATTTCCTTATATTCAGGAATAGGAAGGTCTAATGCCTCAATCTTATCTGAAGCATCTTTTCCTACAAGCATTTCAAGGCCTTTAATCATAAATGCCATATCGTCCTTGTTTTCCTTGCTTTCTGCTTCCTGTGCCATAGCCTGTATATTAAGAATTGTACTCTTTCTGTTATTAACAGTAACAACCAAATCTTCTGTTATACGAATCATAGGCAACTGGTTCGTAATCTTCATAGATATATCTATTACTTTAAAATCTGTCTTTGCCATTATTCAAATCCTCTCTTTCTTTAAGCTGCTACATATGCTATATATGTTGGCTTTCCATCCGAATTTGCATCCCATTCAAGCGCATCAATACTTGTAGCATCTCCACCAAGAGATTTTACATCGATTACTGCAGGTACAAGAAGCTGATCAAGATTAGGGAATATAATAGACACCCATGTATTGCAATCCTGACCTGTCTTCATAAATCGACTTGCTACATAATCATTTCCTTCATCTCCATAGTTACGCTTACCGCCGAAAGACATACCAAGTGACTTACCTGTCATGAGCCTTCTTACCCAGCCAGCCTGATCCATTGGATTCCATTCCTCAATGGTTCCATCTACAGATATACTTAAGCTCTCTGCATCTTTTACGATCTTAGTTTCTACTGTTTCTGGCGTGTCCGAATTCTTTCTTCCAGTTATACATACTCCAAACTGAATTTTATGTACCGGATTAACCCCTGTTAATGGTGTAGCTTCCGCGTTATACCCAGCTATCTTTGTATTCTGTGACATACTTCTACCTACCTTTCATAACAAAATTTAAGTTCTATGACCATTTCAAATATTCCTTTATCATCTGTATCAACCTCAATCGGTGCTGATACTAACATTTCTGTAAAAAGAATATTTGTGTCATTAATGTTTACATGTTTCATATCTCTGAGCTTGTCGTAAAGCTCCTGTGAGACTTTTTCAGTCTCCCTGACACTTTTATTCCAATGAACCAGTATACTTATGGATTTGACAGCGTAAGAGCTGTTCTGTATACCCCCAACAGCCATCTGAACATTATCTCCCCTGTTAAGATGGTATACACCTATGCTCTTATCTTTCTTATCATCAAGCTTTCCACAATATACATGGTCATCAGCCGCTATTCCAAGACCTGCTATAAGGTCTCTCACATCACCTATTCCTAACATCCTAACATCACAACCCCGCATCTTCTTAAGCTCATACTCCATCCACTTTGTAAAATCATGTGGCTCATCCGACCAGCTTATAACATGTCCGCGGCTTACATTTAGGTACTGCTGCCACAAATTCGCATTCTTTACTGGCTTGCCTGTCTTTTTCTTCCAACCGTCCTTTTCCCACTGTTGTGGCCAAGCATTTCTACAACTGTTTAACACATGCTCACATTCTGTATTTATGCGTATTTCACAGTTTTCATGGAAACGCATAAGTGCATGTATTATTGCCTGCAGTGCCGCCTGATTCTCTGTAACATTTTCAAGCGTGCCCTTGCCATTTCTAATGAACTCTTTGCCATTAATTACTATCTTTAAGACATACATGTATGCGACATGCTTACGGATTGCTGGTCCTCTAGCTGTCGTTTGGATGTATATATCTACCTTTTGCATCTCTTTTTCTCCAATCCCGGAGTCTTGCTGTTATATAAAACATGCCATTTACTCCGTTGTAATACACCTGTGATTCCAGAAGAGAATATTCCGGATGCCAGGCTTGTATTTCTGCTTCCCTTGCAGCCTTATCTCTTACAAATGTGTCTATATATTTGCTTACAGGAACATACCGCCCATTTCCGCCTTTTCTCTTAGAACGGACCTTACGAACTCTGAACTGTCTAAGCCCTGTGGAGCAGTTCCACCGCTTCTCATTTTTCTGCCGGTGCTTGTCCTTTGTTATGTACTTTGCCATTCCTACAAGACCATAAGCATCTTCCTCAAGTCGCTTTGACTGGGAACGCTCTCCCAACTTCCACAACTTCTCACATACATCTCTGTCAAGAAGCCCATCCATAATCACATGATGATGCCAGCGCACCTTTGCATCAAGATCATGCTCTGTAACATATATGTACTTGGCTTTAGGCAAGCCCAGCTTCTTGCGTCTGTAATTAATTCGCCGGATGTAATTAGTCATATTCTTTACAGCCTCATCCCAGCATGCTGGCTCATTCCCTTCTGCATATGTAAGCGTCATCCATATATCATCATTTGTGAAATTCTCTATAATCAGTCTTCCACAATATTTAATGGCATTCTTATTGTTCAGGTTTCTCTGAGTTTCTTTATCCCTAATTCTCCCTTCTTCCGGAATGTCCTCTTTCCTGGTGAACTCTGGATATATTTCTATCTCAAGTTGATTACCTGCCCGAATCTCCTTACATGTGTAGACGCACCTGTATTTGGTCTTCAGCATGTACTCCATGAAGACCTCATTCATATCTTCTACAGATTTATCAATTGCCGCTTCATAGTCATAGGGAATGTACCTTGTACCTCTTCTTTTCATGTACACCCCTTTTTAACAATCTTTGTTTCGTAGACTTGTTAATATTCATTACAAGCCCAAGAAAAAAGACCATTTTATTATTTTTTCTTGATGTACTTGAACATTTCTGATACAATAATATTGTTATATTTGCAGAGCATTTAATGTTCTAAGTACTAGAGCCGCCGGTCCAGCGGCTCTTTTTATATGGTTGGAAGCCTGTAAGCTCCTTCCGGCACAAAGCTGAATATCTCTAACAATCTCAGCCTTGTGTACCATCTGGCAGCCAGCTCCGTGTTACCATTCCTAAGATTCTCATTAATTCTCTTGTTGTAAGATATTATTAAACCTACACGCCGCATATTATCCTCCTTTCCTAAATTACAATATCCTTTGGTTCATTCGGATTCGTTAAATCCTTTCCCTCGTTATCCCTAAAGAATCTTTCAAGCTCTGACTTTCTTATTCTTGTATGAGGGATTTTAAGCACCCTTATCTGATTTGCGTTGATAAGTGTATAAACATACTGTTTAGAAGCTCGCATGATTGTTGCCACTTCCTCCACTGTATACACCATATCCTCCGGCTCTCTCTTTATTGTCGCTATCTTCATAAGCCTGCTCCTTTCCTTAATCTATTTCCTCTTAGGTTCATGGCATAACACCAATATTGTTATGCAGATAATTGCTGTTATCGCTATTGCTGTATAATTCATTTACTTCTCCTTCATCTTCACCCAGTCTTCTACATCTTTCTGTGTCATCTTCATAGGAGCAAGCTTGGCTCCCCAGTATTCCGACTCTACTGTTACAGTCTCAATGTTTTCTTCCCGCATATACCGGAGTAAATCTTCCGGTCTGCCAAAATTGGCATGTTCAGTTCTTATAATCATTGCCTGCTCCTTTCTTGGTATTTAAAGCATTACCATTACTAGCACAGCTATTGAAAAATATATTGGGAAGTTAGGATGTCTCTCTCTGAATGGTATCCTTATAACTTCATAATGCTTAATACCTGATACTTTCATTTTCTTTATAGCTGATAACGCCTGAATAAATGTCTTTGTTCTCTCTTCCATAAATGGTTCATAACTGCGAATTATATATTTGTAGGTTTTATGCTCAATTACTCTCTCACCTCCTCAAATAGTTAAATTTCCAAATATGTGATATAATCTGCTCATCATATATAGGGGGATTAAATATCATGGTTTCTATAATTGTTGCTATAATTTCACTGATTGGCTCGTGCATTGCCATTTACTCGAACTTTATTAAAGACCTTCTTACTTCTAAAAAAGTTGTCTATAAGGAAAGACTGGATAAATTCTATATTCCCTTTTATCAAAAATATTGTGCCGGATTTCTTTCTGACAACAATTTGAGCTCACTTGGTTTTGAAGCACGAAGTATCTTTCTTGATTTATTCACGCAAAATATTCATCTAATGGATGTTCATTCACAATCACTTTATTCTGAATTCTATCTTGCTTTCCTGAATTTACTTGAAGCTGAAAATGAAAATCCAGATTTTGATTTATACACATGCCGTAATGAACTAGACCATGTTTTTAATAAAATGTGTTCTTTTACTTTTGATGAGTACAAGCGTATATTAAGGAAATGCAATCTGCCAGTACCTTTGATATAGCAAAAGCTCCTTTTTTCTCTCGTATGCAAGCTACTACTGCGTATATATTCAGCAATAAAACCACAATAATAACTAAGTAGCCACTCACCCTCTCACCTCCTCGAATAGATAATTGCTTGTGCAAATGTTCTTTTACTCCTATACTTTAATTACTGGTGTTGCAGCACCTAGTTCTAAGAAAGGAGTTTATTTATGCCAATTACATACACCATTATCAACGACTTTACTGAAATTGGAACTTGTGAAGGTCTTCCCATTACTGAACAAGGACGAGCTTTTGTTTTAGTCCCCTCTTCATATCTTGGCACAGTATCAGTTGGAGACACGCTCGTTTCACCGGATGGACAGTATTTAAAAATTTATATGGATGACTATGTTCTTGAAAACAATGAGTTAAAAGCTATAAAATTCTTCTATGAATAGCTTATTCTTCCCTGTATTAAGTTCTTGTTATTGAAATACAGGGAAGTTTTTCTCCTGCTTTCCATCCATTCTTATGATTAAATACCTTTGTTCTTTGATAGCCATCATCATGTGGAACGCTTACAATAAATGGCTTTGTAATTTTTGTTCCATCAATTTCAAGTTCTTCTTTATCGAAATTAATTTTCAGGCTATTCACTCTTCTCTCACCTCCTCGAATAGATAATTACTTGATTTATTTTCAAGTTACAGGGTAAAAAAATTAAAGCTTTATCTGGTTAAGTGTTACTCCGAAATGCTCTGCAAGAGCTCTAACTTTACTAACCGCAACATTAGATATATCTTTTTCCCATGAACAATAGGTCTGAGGAGAAATGCCTATTGCATTTGCAACCTGCTCTTGGGTTTCATCTTTCCTTGCCCTTAATTCTTTAACGGAAAACTGCATTTCTATTGAATTCAATTTTAAATCACCTCATTTCCACTTGAATTATTTTCAAGCATATATTACTTGATTTATTTTCAAGTGTCAATACTGTTTTTGAATTATTTTCAAGTTTTTTCTCTTTTTATTCAAATGCACTTGAATTTATTTCAAATTTATTATAATATGCTCATATAAATTAACAAGGAGGTGACATGTTATGTGCCTTGGTGAAAACATACGTTTCTTAAGAACAAAAAAAGGATATTCTCAAGACGATATAGCAAATAAACTGGGATATAAATCATTTACAACTATACAGAAGTGGGAATCTGGTGTATCAGAGCCACCTCTTAAGGCATTAAAAAAATTATCAGAGATATTCAATATAGATATGAATGATTTAGCAACAAAAAAGCTTTCTACAGATACAAGTAGTGACAATGACGTGTACTACCTTGATGATGATGCCAGAGATATGGCTCAGTTTATGTATGAGAATCCTGAATACAAAGTTCTCTTTGACGCTTCTCGCAAGGTTAAGAAAGAAGATATCGACTTTGTTAAGCAGATGATAGATAGAATGTCAAATAAAGGGGATGATTAATATTACTACTAATGTTATTTACGCAGATATGCCTCCTACAATAAAGGCATACACTGTTAATAATAATGATGATTCTTTTACAATCGTGCTTAATTCTCGGCTAAACCGAGAACAACATCTTAAATCATATCATCATGAATTAACACACATCGAAAATGGAGATTACGACAGACAGTGCAAAGATGTTGATTTTGTTGAAATCTTTGCACATGGATTATAAATTACAATATAACGCTATAAATTAAAATATATTGGTATACTTGACAAGACTTTTGGATATGATATAATGTCACTTGTAATTAGTGAATGACTGCTGGGCGGTCGCGGAAGAGTCTTGGGATTGTATTCCAAGGCTCTTTTTGCATATAAGGAGAAATAACAAAATACTAAATAAAAAGGAGATTGATAAATTGAGTTTACCATTGGAAAAGGACAAAGTAATCCAACATAAAAAGAATGCTATAAAAAAATTAAATAATTTATTTGAGTATTACATAAATGAACCGTCAGGGAGATACTTAAAAAAGGCAAATCTGCTTTCCTATTGGTTTGAGACTTATGTAGATTATATAAAAAAGGAAGATGCATATGATCCTAAAAAGCAGATACGCTATAATCGTGGTGATGTTGTAAAGGTTAATTTTGGATTTAATGTTGGCAAAGAATATGGTGGTCTACATTATGCTATAGTTCTTGATAAAAACAATCATCATAGTGCTAATGTTGTAACTGTAGTTCCTCTTACGTCTGGAACAGCTGACGAAACCTATCCAACTGATGTATTTCTCGGTTCCGAACTCTTCAGCAAATTAGATACGCGACATGCTTATATGTTGAAACAAGCTCAGAAAGACCTAGATGAATGTAACAGGCTAAAAAGCTCTATAGATTCTGCCAATTCCGCGATAGAAAAAATTGCAAATAAGATTGAATCACAAGATAATGTAGAAAACGAAATAGCTGCAACTCTTGTAGATAATATAAATGTATTAATTAGTAATCAAAATGAACTTAACTCAAAGGTTGCTCAAACAGAAGGTGATATTCTATTTCTTCAAAAAAGCAGGCAGGAAATATCTAAGTTAAAATCAGGAAGTATTGCATTAATCAGCCAAATTACTACCATTGATAAGGCAAGAATATACACACCTAGAAAATCTACTGATGTGTTATATGGTATTAATTTCTCTGATGAAAAAATGAATGCTATAAATGAAGCAATAAAAGCAAAACTTATTTTCTAAATTAATGTATTTATTTTAATACATTTTATTTTTCAATACATATTGACTGTGTTAGTTTTCCATAATATAATAATCAAACAAAGATATTATATCTTTAACAATACGGCCTACAGGGCATTATAGAAGATTGTTTTTATTTTGGAAAGACCTCCGCAGCAATGTGGAGGTCTTATACGTTATTACAGAGACCTCATTGTTAGGTCTCTTTTTTACTTTACCATCCCGCTGACTTCACCGAGATGGTCCGACAAAATAAATAAAAGCCCCTGTGCTACCAACACAAGAGCTTTTACCACGATACTTACAATAAGCAGTGCCTATGATGTAATACCGCCCTGAACAAGCCATATTATATCATTCTGAACACCGCTTTTGCAAGTAGGTGTATTTTTTATACCCATTTTTACTGTTGCACTGGTGCAACTTCCCAAAAACAGAAAGGAATGATTAATATGAAAAAAAAAATATCTAAGGTCCTTACATATAAGCGTGGCAATCTATGGGCTTACCGATTTGAAGCCGCCGCTATCGATGGTAAAAGGAAGTGGATTACCAAGAGCGGATTTAAGAACCAATCTGAGGCATATGAAGCCGGTATGGTCGCATACACACAATATAAACAGACTGGCAAGAGCTTCACTCCATCTAATATCTCTGTATCTGATTACATGGATTACTGGATTGATAATTATTGCAAGGTCAATCTTAAAGCTAATACGGCATCAACTTACAAAAAGAAAATTGATTTATATATAAAGCCGGCTATTGGTTCATATTATCTTAAAGACATAGAGCCAAGCCTTCTCCAGGAGCTTATAAATAATCTTTTTAATACCGGAATGTCGCGAAACTCTCTCGGCAATGTTAAGGGGATTCTTACTAAGTCATTTGCCTACGCAAAGACTACTGCAAGATTTATTAATGATGATCCTTCTGCTACTATTTCTCTTCCACTTCCAAGAGCAAAGGCAGAGGTTAAAACCAAAAAGAAAATAAGAGTTGTATGGACTGATGAGCAGCTTGATACTGTCTTTAAAACATTTGCACAGGGTCATATATATCATATGCCGCTCCTGCTCGCTTATAGGTGCGGCATGCGTCTAGGTGAGATATTTGGTCTTATGTGGGATGATATAGACTTTGATAAAGGAATATTAAGCATTAACAGACAGGTACAGAACCATAATGATAAATGGTATCTGGAAAACCCTAAATATGATTCATTTCGTACCATAGAACTTGATGATATAACACTTTCAGAACTTAAAAGACTGTACGAACATGAAAAGGAATGTGAACAGTACTATAATGAATACTACAATTATATCTACTGTGAAACACTTGAGGATGACTCTAAGAGACTTACTTATGAGCCGGCTGGCGAATCAATACATATGGTGCTTGTAAGAGATGATGGCTCATGGATCCAACCAAGAACCATGATGCACTGTTTTAATGTTATTCATCACAAGCTTGGCTTCACTGAGCTTGACTTTCATTCTCTCCGGCACACACACGCTTCTAATTTACTTGCCAAAGGAGCTGATGTTAAATATGTACAAGAGCGTCTGGGACATAAAAATGTAGCAACCACTCTTGATATATACGCCCATGTCACAGAAACCATGCGTGAGCGCAACAAGGACATATTAAATACACTATAA